GCCTAAGACGGATCTTAGCTGCGAAGCTGTAATGATGTTAGGCATTAGCCCTTCCCTTCTACTGCTCGCCTAGCTCGGGAGCGAACTAGGCGATGATCGATTTATTCGGATTACTGCTTGTTATTCTTAAATGCGCCAGCTGCGATCTTGGTCGCTAGTGCGCCATAACCGTAGTAGCCGACAGTAATCTGGCCAGAAGCGATTACGTCCGCGCGTAGGCGGAAAGTAGGTCCTTCGTACCATGTGTAAGCGTCTGGGTTAACGACGAGAAGAGTTCCATCGCCATCGCCCGCGTTAGTTGGGTCTACGAATAGATCCAAGCCCGCGACGTTTCCTACTAGTGAATCTGGACGAACTACGCCGCCCGCGTTGCTTGGCTGTGAAGCGTTATAGATCGGACGTCCTGAGTCGTTAAGAGTCATCAAGTTAGCCCATTGGCCAGTTGATGCGATAAGTGACTTCGCGAAAGGACGTGGAAGTCCAGCTGTAGCCGCGTAAACAGAAGCAGCTCCGCGAGAGATAATGCCAAGTAGCTCGGCAGCTGTTGGATAAGTAGTGGTAGTAGTTCCGTCAAGTGTAGCTCCTGAGATTAGAAGACCGTTGACGTAAGCATTCTCGGCCTTAGCCTTAGCTGCTGCCATGTTACGGATTAGTTCATCGAAGAACGCTGGAGAAGTACGATCTAGAAGCTCGACTGAGAATGTCTGCTGTCCAGCGAACTTCTTAACGTCTACAGTGATGAAAGCCGAGTTCTGATCTGTGTCAGATGGAGTTCCTTCTTCCGCTGTGACTGCGACAGTAGGCATCTGAGTAATCTTAGGAATCTCGAAAGTCATACCCGCATCTGGAAGAGTTCCGCGAGAGATTGCGTCGATCGATGGACGGATAGTAGTTCCGAGTCCGTTTACTACTTCTGCCATCTGGCGAGTAGGTACTAGGCCCGCGTTATCTGTCGTGTTATCCGCTGCGAGAACGTACTGGCGAGCTTGATCGTCGCCCATCGCTGCGCGAATGGTGTTTTCCACGTACTTGGCAGCTGTGAACTCCAAGCGTGGCTTAGTGAATGATCCGCCTACGATTGGCTTCGCTGCGGCTGTTGTTGACTGAGCAGCTTCGACCGTCTCGACGGTTTCCGCGTTTGTGACGGTGTTGTCCACTTCGTCTCCTTCTGTTGTTGGTGTTACTTCCTCTTCCACTGTGGAATCGGAGATCTGTTCGGCGACTTCTTCGCCTTCTGTTGCAGCTACTTCACTTACGCGAGCAGAACGTACCGCTGGCTCTGTTACTAATGCGACTCCAGTTAATTCTCCAGCTAAGACGCGCATAGTGCCGTCTTTCTGCATGATGTAATCGTCTACAGCTAACTCGATGGAGAAGCCATCGCGAAGTCCGTCCATCGCTTCGGTGAGCGCGTCCGTTCCCGCTGTAGTGTTTGTAATCTTAAAGACTGCATCGATCGAATCTTCGTTTAGTGTCATGTCCATAGTTTTACCGATTGGACGAGTGCGATCGTGTTCCAAGTTTAACTTTACGGAAGCTGGAGCGATCGAACCTTTTGCGAATACGACTTTTCCAGTCGATGCGTTCGCAGCTTCCTCGAATGCGACGATGCGCCCGCTAATAGTGCGCGAGTTAGAATCTGCCGCTGTTATGTTCATTGGTGTAGTGATTTTCATAGAAGTAGATCCTCTTCTTCGCGTATCTCATCGATCGACATAGCACCGATTCGATTTAGTATCTCGTACACTTGCGCGCGCTCCATTGGATTACCGCGCAAGAAGTCATCTAGATCGAACTTTACGTCTTGGCCCAAGGGAGTAAAGTCCGATAAAGATAAACGCTGCTCGATCGCTGTCATTAGCGGACGCAGCGAATAATCAATTAGAGAACGTCTTTCGCTTACTGCGTTCGAGTAAGTAAATGAGTTCGGCTCTGCACTTGCGAAATAAGCGGGTAATCCCGCAGCGCGGCAGAGTTCCAGAGCCAGGTATCCCCGGGCTTCGTTGAGCTGAAGATTCTTAGGATCATAACCGACAGTCTCGATCGACACGTCACCGTTTAAGAATGTAACAGCTTTAGAAGTGCGATTCTTAAATGCTGCAACTAAAGCAGCTACGCGATCTTTCGGAAGTGCTACGCCAGAGTTCTTTAGAATAGTTTGTGGATTAGGATTTATCGCGAAGTCGTAAGCTGTTTTCTCTAACGCCGAAGCTGCGCGAATAGTACGTCCAGCGCGATTTAAGATTCCTTCATCGAGTCCAGTAAAGACGACCAGTTCGCTCGGATCAATTACTATTCCATCGACAGAGTAACCGTCGATCTCTGTTCCGTTAGCGTTAGTCGTAACAGTTACACGAACTGGATCGATTCTTTCCATCGCCTGAATCCGACCAGTGTCCGCGTAGCGTTGCATAACACGCGCATAGCCGTAACCATAGAACAGAATGTCCTCGGCTAACCATGACCAGAACGCAGAGCCAGCGATTCGCGGGTCTGGTTGATTGATGACACGCGGCTGTTGCACTCTTTCGCCTGTTGCGATGTTGCGAGTGTGCATCTCGAAAGATCCTAGAGTTGTGCAGATGATGTTACGCGCGCGAGCTAAAGCTGGAACGCCCATCGCTTCGGTACGAGTAGCGGTCTGATTACCCATAAAGTAATAGCCGCCAAGAGAGTTAAGAGTGTTAACTGGGTATAGCGATTCGGCCGCGTCGATGCTTATAGAATCTGGAGACGCAGCGTTAACCTTCGGAACAAATAGATCGAATAAGCCCATGTCGCAATTCTACGAGAGCGCGTTACAGCTATCCGACCATGATGTCAAGATCCATCGGTGGGCGTGTCGCGTAATGAGTGACTAAGGCTGTCGCAACCGTCGCGCATACAGTCGACTGCGAAGCTCTCCGCCCGATAGTCCAGCCACCATCTCCGAACGGAAGTCTCGCAGCTGATAAGATCTGCTTGGAGAGTTCTGTCTGTTTCGGGTCGTGTCGTAATCTCTTCGATGTGATCGCTCCTAACAATTCGTCGCAAGCTTGGCCGTACAGTGCGCCGTCAATGTCCGAGATCGGGATTCCCGCTGGAACTAACCGCGCAGCTATAGCAGAAGCCGTCCTCTTAGAATAAGCCACTGTCTCGACTGGATACTGCTTTACATAAGGCGCGATGTCGTTCGCGATCGCTTTATCGTCAAGATTTATCGGATTATGCCAAGTGTGTAAGAGCTTGACGAAGAATCGTTCGTCGTCGATCTGTTGGGCAGCTACTAACGCGGCGTCGCGACGATTCGGACTTACGTCAATGCCTAGCCAAGTCGTCTTCTCGGGATCAAGCTCCAAGCCTTCTTCTCCACACTGATTCCATTCTTCGGCTGGAATGGCAGCTGAGATCGTAGCGACCCAGCGGCATAAGACTTCCGTCTTTACGACATCTGGCGGATCGTTAAGGACGGCCCGAATGTTATCGATGTGGACTGTGTGGCCTAAAGCTGGATTCGCCATCGCCGCACCTTTCCAGAATGCGGGAGTGTCGTCGATCTTTTCGTAATTAGATGACCATTCATAATAAGCGATGTCGTCGCCCTTAGCGGCAGACATCCCGCGCTCGCGCAGCGAATTAAGAACTAGGCTGTGTTGGTCTCCTGCGTTACTAAGTGTCCAGAGCTGCGGATTCTTAGCCGCCATCATGGTATAGCGCAAGCTGGCCCACGTAGATTCGTCTTTAAGTTCGCGAGTCTCATCGACGAAGACGGTCTCGGGCTTGGAAATACCGCGAGCAGCTGAGCCGCCAGCTTTAACCATGTACCGACCGCCGCCGAACTCGGATTTAAGCTCGATCTCTTCTGATCCATGCGCCCAGCGGATTCGCTTTACTTGTCTGGCCAGATGTTCGTTCTCTTCGATCATGTTAACGATGTCTCGGAATGTTTCCAGCGACGTAGTAAGTCGATGAGCTGTTCCGATCTGGAGTCCGTTCTCCCATAAGAAGAGACCAGCTAAAGCTCTGACCTTCATGAGCGTAGTCTTACCTTGTTGTCTGGCTACGACGACGCAGACTAGGGGCGAATGCCAGCGGCCGTCTGGCTTGACCCGATGAGCTTCCATCGCGACGAACTTCTGCCAAGGTAGAAGCGGAAGCTTGATACTTTCGGCAAAATCGATCAATTCTTGGCCGCGTGACGGTAGATCCACGAGTTTAGAGTGGATTCTGGGAGTCGGAGAGCCTAGATAGAGTCCTGTAGTTCTCTCGGTTTCCGATGTGAGCCGATCTGAGCCACTTTGAGGCTTCTTGGGTCCTTTCGAGTCTTCTGCGTGGCTATTCATGCTTTATCGAGTCGTTTGGTGGTGAAAGAAGACCTCGGGAGAGAGTGGCGGTGGAACTCCCATCAAAAAAAACACCACCCACCTTTTTCTTCGCTAAATCCATCT